GCGCGGACAGTTGGGGTGAGTAATGATTCATACACACTCCAAAGAGCCTTCGTAGTGACGATCATATCGGGCTTGGCAGTACCAATTTCGATTGCATCGTAGAACGTCGCCATCTTTGCGAGGGTAAGTGCGCCTGCTGATTGGAGGTCATACCCAGCCCAGGTTGGGTAACTCGTTGCCGAGAGTCCACCGTAGGTTGGGAACGCACCACCGTCATCTGCTGCGTTCATCAGAGAGTCAGGCAAATTACCAGTACCAGTACCAGTAAAGAGTCCTTGTCCCATGAGGTCAATCAAACTCTGTGCTTGTGAGTCAAACTCGGTCTGCAAGAGGTCAACAATTCGTTCCTGTCCCTCGTTGAGGGCCACTTCAATACTGGACGCAACTACAGGCTTGTACACCATCTTCGGCTCAAATGACGCGGTGACGCGTACATTCTGTCGGTTAGTGTCAAGTTGGTTTGCGATACCAGTCCATCCTCCATTTGTTGTGTCTTGGTATTTGATCGGGAACTCATACTTTGTACCAGTGCTCCAAGACTTTGCCGTTCGCAAGAGTTTCATCAAAGTTGGTGAACCCTTGGTTACTTGGTCGTATACTTTTGGAACAATAAAGGTACGGGTAGTGGTTCGTACTGCTTCATCAAACGTCATAGTAATTTACTTATAGCGGTTAATTTGTGAGAGAAGCAAGGAAATCGCGGGCCGAACCAAACCGTTGGGAAACATTAGGGTCTACCGCATCGCCCGTTATTGGTGTGCCTGTTGGGGGAGCAACAGGAGCTTCACCACGCCTTTGGACATTTTGGAGTACCCGTGTTTCGGTCTGGGCAATCGCATCACGCATTACTCGGTAATTGTCGTGAGCGAGTTTCAAATCACGAAATCCATACTTACTCGCGTGTTGGAATAGGGCGTTCTCGTCTAGCTTTGGATCATCTTTCTTTAGCTCGGCTAATTGTGCTTCAACTCGGCTTGTGATTTCTTCCCGTTGTTCCAATTCTGCAAGACGCGCTCGCTCTAATTCCGCAATCGCTTCCTGTTTAGCTATTTGAATCACCTCTGCGTAAGAATTTGGTACGTAGTCTGGTTGTGACCATTCTGGTACTACTTCTTCCTTTGGGGGACGTTTTAGCTCAGCAAGCTCTTGGGATTTGCGAGTGTAATCAGGCAAAAAGTGCTCTTTCCATTCTCGCTGTAGTGTCTCTGCATCTACCTTTCGTCCATCAGGAGTTTCGTATAAAACTGGTTCAGGGGTTTCAATAGGCGCATCGTTTGGAATTGCCTCAGGACTTTCGCCTGGATCAGTTTCAGGAATTGTTCCTGGGTCTGTTGGTTCTGCGACTACAGTTGTTTCTTCTATGTCCATAAATGTTTCGACTGCCATTTTGCAACTTATTCTTGCGAGTGATGCAAACCGCTAGGTCATAATTATGTATAAGTGTTGGTTGTTCCCCCGTACACCAAGCAAACGGGATTGTCTATACTATATCAGACGGAATAGCAGGCATACTATTACCCGCCATCTTCGCTTCCTGTTGTTTCAGGGCTTCGCCTGCGATGATCTCAGGATCAAGTTGGATTCCTGCCTGGGCCGCTAATTGAATCTGCCCATCAATCGGCAAATCTTTAAATGAAATACTGCGTGATGGTGGGGTTTCCTCTTTTTGTTCTTGTGGGGCTAATTCTGCTAGTTCTTCCTCACTCATCCCCACCGCCACGGGTGGGTTCATTTTATACGCCACGGCGTTCTTGGCTTTCTGAGCAGGGTTTTGGTAGCCCGCTTCTTGAAGGTAATCAGCAGGAGACAAAAAGCCTTTTTCTGCGTCCATTTGCGCCTGCTCGTACTTGAATTGACGATCCTCAGGAAGTGTTTTTCCTTCGTTGATTCGGATTTCGGTTCCGTCTTCAAAGTCGTCTTGGGTCAGGGCGATCATTTTTACCGCCGCATCAGGCCCCATAATCTTCGCGTAGTGGGTTTCGGTGTAATTTACTTTAGCGAGTTGGTAAAACCAGTTAAACATCTCGTAAGACACATAATCTACAACCTGGACAAGCTCATTTAAGGCAAGGTAGCTTTGGTCAATCAAGGCCAAACGACCAGCTTTGGTTTCTTGCCCCTGCCGTTCACCACGGAATGACGCACTCGCAGCCATGATGTTGTCAATTTCAGACCGTGAATCAACCATATCTTCATACACGAATTGCGGTAGGGCAGTACCAAACTCACGGCGAATCCCTGAGACGACACCCTTACCCCACACCACCGCCCGCGCTTCAAAGCGAAGTTTTTGTGCATCAGCTTTGCTCATCACACTGGAATCAACTAAAACCTGACCATTCACCAACGAAGCGTTCTCATCAATATCTTGCTTGCGTCGGTCAATTCCTTCTTGGAGCGGAATAGATTGCTCAATCATGTCAGTTTCACCCACTGGTTTTTGGTCAGAGTTAAATGCCGTAGCAAAGATGTATGGTTTTCGGGGATTATTGAAGTGGTTAAAGAAATAACTATTAAGCCCTGATTCAACCTCGTCACCTGTCGCTTCATTTAATTGGCGTTCTGGTTGTTGTTCGCGGATAGTTTTCAGTGTTTCTTTGCGATTTTCCTGCATCGCTACACCTTCTTCTAGGGTAATTTTAATACCATCCCAGTCCCAGTATGGGTTTTTCTTTTCAGATAAGAGGATGCCACCGTATATGCAATACATCATGTCACCAATCCAGGCTTCCTTGTACGTAATTGTCGGGTTTTCAATAAAAGCAACCGTTTCATCGGTGTAGCCATTTTTGTTTAAGATTTCGGTCTTTTTAACAGGGAAACGGGCACAAATATTAGACAATGTATCTTCAATTTCTTCAATCACAAACTCACTTTCTTCTTCCTTGGTACAGTTAGGTGATACCCGTATTTTAGTGGGGTCTATTGCCCTCACATCAAAATCATTTAGAGCATTGTTCCAAAAGACTTTAAGAACAATCAGTCGGCTGAAATATAGGTTACGGAGTCCTTTACGGATTTGTTCCTTAACATTTAAGTCTTTGTATCGTTTTATGAAGTATTGTTGTTGGAGTTCAGCAAACTCTTTGGCTTCGTCAGTATTACGGGTGGGAATGAAGTTTGCTTGTGGGGGGTTTGCTATAAGTGCGTTAATTACACTCTCGGTGTTACGGAAAATGCGGTTAGCGCGAATCTTCGGGCGACTCTTTAGGGCTACACTATCCCCGACCCATTCGCCGTTGTTTTGGTATACCCGTTTATTACGTGCGGTGTTCTTTTTAATTTGAGCCCAAAGTGGTTCCGCACTCGTCCAGCGAGCGTTGACTAACTTGATCTTGTCTTGTTCTGAAAGACTTTCGTACATTATGTTTATTGTATCATACGGTTATCCGTTTCTGTCAATGAGAATCAATCAAAGATAACAGAGAAATCTTGCACCACATTATCTCGTCCAATAAACGGACGTTCCTCTGGTTCGCCGAGTACCATCCCTGCCCCTTCGGTGGCCCGCGCAAGCTGGTAATACAACAAAGCAAATACCCCGTGGTCGTTGCCCGTGGTGCTATCCCAGACGTATTTCTCTATTCCCCGTGCGTCAGTGTGTTTCACCCGTCTAAGGGTCAGCCATTGGTCGATAAAGATGCGAAACTCAGCATCCGAGGGGTTAGAGAATAGTATCTTGGCCCGCAAAAGATCATCAATTAGTTGGTCAATCACACGGTTACGGTTGCTGTATACGATCTTGCCTTTGTCGTTTGGGGTGCCTGGTTCCCCTGGCTTCCCCCACCACACAATCGTTTGGGGATTAGCTTGGTTGTCTTGGAAATAGGACATATACGCCTTTTCATAGGTATCAACAAAGTGGCGACTAGCGGTGTTGTCGGGCATCGCATCTATCACTAAAAAAGGGTTATATTGCTTCATTAAATCGTCAAGGAACGACCAGTCAGTAAAGCGTCCAATACGGGTGACACCAAGCTCAGTACCAAGGACATAGTGCTTCATATTGCCTACGTCTACCCCGAGGTAGTAGTGCTTCCCCAGCGACAGATCGCGGGGTGTCCAGTTATCGAGGATTAGTGACCGAGTAATAGACAAGTCACCTGGATTGTATGGCTCTCCGAGGACGAAGTTGAAAAAGTATTCCTGATCGCCTGCACTCTCCCGTATGATGTCAGTGGCCTTGATCCACGGGGCCATGAGATGGCTGGTATGGTACCCACTAATATCACTCTCTCGTGTAGCTTTCCAGTACCCCTTGCGCCGTTGGTCGTCTGTTAGTTGTACTTTGCACGTTTTGCACTGATAGCAGCCACGCTCTTTATCCACACTATCAGGCCATGATAGGTACTCACTGTGGCCGTTGGTACACGTTACGTACCACTCTTTCTGGTCGCTTTTCTGCCACCACTCGTCCATTGTGTCACGCTCGGTAGTTGGGTTAGAGAACATCCAGGTACCCTTGTATGGTGATGCCTTAATACGTGACTGATAGAACGCCATGTTTTTTTGATCCGAGCGGGATGCTTCGTCATGGATCAATAGGTCGGCGGTGGTACTGATAGCGGCGGTCTTCGATACCGTTCCTTTGACGTATAGGTTTCGACCATTGAGCTGTTTGAGGTATACCGAGTCGGCACTAGTATTTGGAAAGAGTTGCACGTTCTCCTTAATGATGGGATTGGTCTTGGTCTTTACAAACTCCTCAGCGTCCGAGTCACTAGGGTAGGTGAGTATGACGTTCAGTCCTCGGTGTTGTACCGCATATAGGGCTTTTATAACGAAAGTGACCGATCCACCCACCTGGGAGCATTTCTTCCAAACTAAGTTAGGGCTCCAGTCAGTAAGGATGTCCAGCAAGAAAAGACGATCCGAAAAGTCTAATATCTCACCTTTTTCGTTCTTCACCCCGTTCTTTACCGTCCAGTATAGGATCGAGTAGTGCTCGGGGTCAGCTAGTGTGTTAGACAGTTCCGAGTGCTCGTTGTTCTCGTTGTCGCTCATACTCTCGCCATTTGTCTGGGTATACATATTTGAAACGTGGATGATCTGGAGTAAGTAAGTCATCCGAGTGGCGATCACGTTCAGCTCGGACGAGGATCGAGTGGTCATAGTAGCGATCACGTAACGTGATCTCGCGTCTTACGGTGTGGCCTTTTGAACACGTACCGAGGTAATAGGCCAGTGTCTCGTTGCCGTGTTTAGTATACAGTACCGAATAATCACGGTGACATTTATCACACCACCCGTTGTCCCTTTTATAGTAAAGTGCTCGCTCGTTCAGTTCGACCAGTTCTCGGCGATCCTTTTCTTTTCGATCCTTGGCCCGTTCCTGGTCGAGTTCATCTTGTGTCTTTTGTACGCGCTCTTTCAAGCGTTCTAGTAGATTCATATTGATACATTGAAGCCCGCGTTTTATCGCGGTAACGGTCTTTTTAGTGCCTTTTCTGTCTCTTGCCAGTCGATTGAAAGTATCAGAGCGACTGCGGAAGTGACATAATTAGATGTAAAACGTGTTCAAAATGTACTGTTCGAGCACTCTTATCGAGTCGGTCTAGCAGTACAAATACAGTATAACACCACAGAAACTAGCGTCAAATAGTATGATCGAGCTAAATACGAAGCTCAAAATTGAGTTATAGGACGTTTTTTTCTTTTATGTGATAGATGTATCAGCTCGGACAATTATCGAGCATCACGGTCAATTTTGAGCAAATTAGCGATAGTTTTTGACCACTCGCGCTCGTATTCTAGTTCGTTTTCATAATCTTCATACGTTCCAATAGATAAAATTTCAGTATCCCCGTCAAAATATTCTACGATCACACGCGGATTATTCGTCTTTTTTCGGAATAACTTGTACAGATTCATACCCTAACGCTTTTTTTATCTCGCTTTCAAAATTAAAAATATGATGCTCAATCTTCGCAAAAATAATCGGATTGGCGTTGTTTTCTTTCGCTATTTTGTCACTCGCATAATCGCCTGTAACCTTGAAAACAATATCAGCGGCGCGTAAACGATCACGATCTTCTGCGTCATCATTTTC